CGTCGTGTCGGGCACGGTTGGTTCCACCCAACTTGGCTATCTCCCGGTCAAGATCGGTTCGACCACGAAGTACATCCCGCTGTATACCTCTCTGGCTCTGTAATTTAACGGGGGGCGTTAAGCCCCCTTCATCCATTACAGGAGACTCAGAATGGCTATGCAAACAGATGTCCTTGCTAGTAAGCCCCTTACTAGTGCGGGGCAAGCACTAGATCAAAACAGCCTTGTCATTGGCCGCGCCCGTGTCAAAGCCATCTACATCATCCCGACTGCTTCGGCAGGTCAGGTGGTATTCCAAGATGGCGGTTCAAGTGGTCCGGTCAAAATCACGGTGAATACGCTTGCTTCGTCGAGCGCACCGGACTACATACTGATTCCGGGCGAAGGTCTGCTTTTCCAGACCAATATTTACATCGCTCCGTCAGCCGTAGTCTCAACGATGGTGATTTATGGCTAAGACCCCCGCTTGGCAGCGTAAAGAAGGTAAGAATCCTTCGGGTGGTCTGAATGCAAAGGGGCGAGCGTCGTACAACCGCGCAAACCCCGGCAAGCCCGGTCTCAAGGCTCCGCAGCCTGAAGGTGGCCCTCGTAAGAAATCATTTTGTGCCCGGATGACAGGCATGAAAAAGAAACTTACAAGTGCCAAGACTGCAAATGACCCGAATAGTCGCATTAACAAGTCCTTGAGAGCATGGAACTGCTGACATGGAAATGTTGGTGTGGAACATGGTTCTCACGGGAATCGTCGCCGTGTTGGGTTTTGTAGTGAAAGAGAAGTTTGCTGAACTCCAACGACTCGGCATCCTGCTCAATAGGACACGTGAGGAGGTCGCTCGTGATCACATCACTCGTGCAGAAGTTCGTGAAGATATGCGCCAACTGCTGGACCGCCTTGAAAGGCTGGATCAAAAAATTGACCACCTGATCAACAATGCCAAGCAGTAGCGCAAAGCAAGCAAGATTGATGCGGGCGGTTGCTCACAACCCCGCCTTTGCCAAGAAAGTTGGCATCCCTCAGAGTGTGGGCAAAGATTATGCAGAGGCCGATAAAGGCCGCAAATTTGGTTCTGGAGGAACTATGAAAGAGTCGAAAGCGATGATGAAGAAGGAAGTGTCTTTCATGAAGAAGAAAGGCGCTCCGAAGTCGATGATTAAGCATGAAATGAGCGAGATGGCTGATAAGGCCGGTCGCGCTATGAAGAGCCGTACGGCTGACAAGATGGGTCGTGCGATGGTTAAGGGCTACAAAGAAGGTGGCTCTGTTGGCGGTTCGTATCGTCGCGCTGCTGATGGTGTTGCCAGTAAGGGCAAGACCAAGGGCAAGATGATCAAGATGAACAAAGGCGGATATTGCTAATGAAAAACCTTGCCCGTGAGTACGAAGACGACATGATGGAAATGAAGGCTAAGAAGGCCAAAAAGCCCATGAAGCCTTCTGATCCGGGCAATCCGTCTATGGATATGATTCCTCCGTCGATGTTGCCGGAAAAGCCCGTGATTCCCCCCGGTCGTGAGATGGGTGGTGGTATCAAGAGAAAAGCCAGTGGCGGCGCAGTTTATTCTCGCGGTGCTAAGGTTGGTTCTGCTTCTAAGCGCGCTGACGGCATTGCTCAACGTGGGCATACCAAAGGGAAGATTTGCTAATGAGAAAGCGTAGGTACGCAGAAGGCGACCTCGTTGAAGATGAGGATGCCGGTGAAGGACTAGGCGCTATTGGTTCGCAATATGCGTCTACGGCTCGTAGTTCCGCTTCTGTTCGTGGCGAGAACTTGGACGACCTGTCTTTTCGTGATGCGTACAAGCGCAAGGCTAAAGAACTTGGCGAAGGCAAAGTCTTTGAGTGGCGTGGCAACAAGTACCTGATTGATAGTGGCAAAGCCAAGCCCAAGACTGAAGCAGAACTTCCCAAGGCTGCGCCTCCTTCTCGCCCCGCCGCTCCCGTACCCGCTGCTCGCGCTGCCCCTCCTGCTCCCGAAGAAGAGTCATTTGGTACTCGTTTTAAAGAAGGTGCGTTGGGTCTTGCTGAGCGTGGCATGCGGGCAATTGGAGTTCCTCTGCAGCAGCGTACTTTCTTGACTACTTTGGCAGGCAGCAAGCGGCCTATTACGGAACAAAACCTTACCCAAGAAGAAAAAGACAAAGTAGATCGTGCTATTAAAAGGGCGAGGAAGGCTGGCCGTAACTACATTACGTATGCTGACTACGACAAAGAGTTGCTGATCAATAAGCCTGAGCAGTTTTCTAAAGATCAGGACGTACAGCAGACTATTGGCCGCGCACCAATTAAGAAAGACAAAAGCGGTAGAGATGTTGTCGAAGACATATATGACTTTATGAACTCTGTTCGTGCTAAAGATGTTCGCCGCTATCAGGACATTCGCAAGAAAGAAGGCCGCACGGGACTTGCTAAAGAAGTTGCGCGTGAGTCGTTTGAAGATATTAAGAAGGCGGGCAGTTTGTCAGAGGGCGCTAAGACCGCGTTCAATAAACTGCCGAGCCGTGTAGGTAACGCTTTTATTGGTGAAGATGGACGCCCGGTGCGTATCGCTATGCGTAAGGGTGGCGTTGTTAAATCAAGTGCGTCTTCACGTGGTGATGGGATTGCTCGTAAGGGCAAGACCCGTGGGAGATTTGTATGATGCCATCCCGAGGCATGGGTGCGATTGCTCCTCGTAAAGTGCCGCGAGCCAAGCGGCGTGGAGATGACAAGCCTGTAATTGGGACGGGCAAGCCCATTCGCACGTTTGCGAAGGGTGGCGAGAGCAAAGTCAACGAGGCGGGTAACTACACGAAACCCGGTATGCGTAAGGCTTTGTTTAATTCGATTAAAGGACGGGCTGTGCAGGGTACCAAGGCAGGTCAATGGTCAGCGCGTAAGGCACAGTTACTTGCTAAACAGTACAAGGCCAAGGGTGGCGGGTACAAAGGATGAAGGCTCCGCAACAATCGCTGAAGGCTTGGACTCAGCAGAAATGGAGAACGAAGAGTGGTAAACGGTCTACTGACACGGGTGAAAGATATCTTCCTGAGGCTGCTATCAAAGCCCTCAGCCCCGCCGAGTACGCCCGCACCACCGCTGCCAAGCGTAAAGGCAAAGCGCAAGGCAAGCAGTTCGTACAGCAACCCAAGGGCATTGCTGCTAAAACGCGCTCGTACCGCCAAAAAGGTAAGTAAGGAGAAAAAGAATGGCTAAGAATTGGATTAAAGATGCAATTAAGAAGCCGGGTGCATTGAAGTCGGCTCTTGGTGTGAAGAAAGGCGAGAAGATTCCCGCCGCTAAACTTGCCAAGGCTGCTAAGGCTCCGGGCAAGATGGGCCAACGCGCTCGCTTGGCGCAGACGCTGAAGGGGTTGAAGAAGTAATGAACTGGGGCGAGATTCTCAAAATGGTGATCCCGATCCTTGTGGTCAGCATCGGCTGGCTGCTTGGACAGGTATCGTCTTTTAGTAATCGCTTAATTCAGATTGAGTCTAAAATGCCTGCGTTGATTACGTCAGAAGGCGTACCAACTGATTCTCCTTTGTCTGCTGAAAAACGGCAGAGACAGAAAGAAGAAATTCAGAAAGAAATGAACGACCTCAACGTGCGTGTGACGCTGATTGAGGAGAGGCAGAAGCAAAATGGTCGATAAGACTACAGCAACGACAGACTTCAACCTTGATCTAAACACGATCATCGAAGAAGCGTTTGAGCGTTGTGGCGCAGAACTGCGTACGGGCTATGACTTCCGTACGTCCAAGCGCAGTCTTGCTTTGCTGTTGATGGACTGGGCTAACCGAGGCATCAACCTCTGGACGTTGGAAGAAGGTACGAAAACCCTGACATATAACCAAGGAACTTATGATCTGCCGGTTGATACGGTAGACCTCCTTGACCACGTGATTCGTACAGGTTCCGGTACTAATCAGCAAGACATCAACATCACCCGTATTTCTTCCAGCACGTACGTCGCTATCCCCAACAAGAATGCAACAGGTCGGCCAATTCAGATTTGGATCAACCGCCGTACTGGTGCTACGGGGGCCGACGACGTTGTGGTTTATCCGCAGTTCACCGTCTGGCCCAAGCCGGATAACTCAACTACGTGGGTGCTTTACTACACGCGCCTGCGCCGAATGTTTGATCCGGGTACTGGCGTGAACGGACAGGATGTGCCGTACCGGTTCCTGCCCTGCATGGTGGCGGGGCTGGCCTATATGCTCTCCATGAAGATTCCGGGGGCCGATGTTCGCACCCAAGTTCTAAAGGCCCAGTACGACGAGGCTTGGGACTTGGCGGCTGGCGAGGACCGGGAAAAGGCAGCGGTTCGGTTTGTTCCCCGTGAGAGTTTCTTGGGTGGCTACTAATGCCAAACCGGTATGCAAGTGGGAAACACTCTATCGCCATGTGCGACAGATGTGGGTTTCAGTACAAATTGAGGCAGTTGAAGAGTCTGGTGATCAAGACCAAGAACGTGAATATCTTGGTCTGTCCGGAGTGTTGGGAGCCTGATCAGCCGCAGTTATCGCTAGGTCTGTACCCGGTAGATGACCCGCAGGCATTGAGGAACCCCCGCCCAGACTTGAGTTATTATGCGCCGGGTAACGACGGCGCGAATGGCAGTCGCCAAATCCAGTGGGGTTGGAACCCCGTGGGTGGGGCTAGGGCATACGATGCAGGGTTAACACCTAATGATCTTGCACCAACAGGCGAAGTCGGAACTGTAACGGTCGTGACGACCTAGGAGACTGAGATGGATATGAAGGCAATGCTGAAGAAGCATATGAAAAAGGGCAAAGGTGCCCATCCGGACGCTGACGTAAAGAAGATGCGTGCTGGTGGTAAGACCAACGCAGAAATGAAGAAGTATGGTCGTGGCATGGCGAAGGTCATGAACCAGCGTAGCCCGATGCGTGGCTCTTCTGGCCCGAGGTAATTCACATGAAGGACACCTCATACAATCAGCCGAAGCCGAACACCGAATCAACGGGTCGCAACGGCTATCCGGAGACGGATATCAACAAGGGCGTCACCCACATGAAAATGAAGGGTGCTGGCGCTGCGACGAAGGGCACTAAGTTCGTGTCGCAGATCAACCTTGAGATGAATGGCAAAGTCCGGGCGGGTTGGACTCCGTGAATTACTCTCAGTTAGTTTCACTCATTCAGGAGTATTGTGAATCTACGGAGCAAACCTTCGTAGCCAATATTCCTACGTTTGTGCAACTGGCTGAGGAGCGGATTTACAACTCCGTTCAGATTCCGGCGATCCGTAAGAACGTGACGGGCACGATGACGGCAAGTTTCCCATACTTTCAGTTGCCGTCTGACTGGCTCTCAACTTTCTCGTTAGCCGTGATTGATCCTACGACCGGTGAATACGAGTACCTGCTTAATAAAGATGTGAACTACATCCGTGCAGCGTACCCACCGCCCAACAGCACGGGTAAACCCAAGTATTACGCGATTTGGGACGACACTTCGATGATCCTTGGTCCGACTCCAGATACGGCGTATACAGCGGAGTTGCATTACTACTATTACCCGGTGTCTATCGTGACGCATGGTACGTCTTGGTTGGGTACTAATTTTGAAACCGTACTGCTCTACGGTGCTATTCGTGAAGGTTACACCTACTTAAAGGGTGAGGCTGATATCATGAATTTTTATGAGCAAAAGTACCAAGAATCCTTGGCACTTCTTAAACGTCTCGGTGACGGCTTGGATCGTCAAGACGCTTACCGTTCTGGTCAAGTTAGGATTCCTGTGTCATGAGTTTTGCAGCAGGCATGGAAATTGGAAATGTGTTCGTTCAGACCACGAGCAATCGTGGTTATACACCTGAAGAGATTGCTGAACGGGCATTGAATCGTCTTCGTCGAACCGAGACGGAAGAAGAGTTAAAACAGGTGCTTATAAGGTACCTGCAAGAGGCGCAGGATTCCGAAAGGATGAATGCACGGCGTATTTTAACTGAAAATGGTTTTGTTGATGCGGCTTCGCATTTAGGAGATTGAAATGGCTATCACTCAAGCAATGGCGACATCGTTCAAGGTAGAAATCCTTGACGGTATTCATAATTTTGGTACCGGCGTTGTTCGCGCTTCGACCGCTGCGGATGTGTTCAAGATCGCGTTGTATACCTCATCGGCTACGTTGAGCGCGGCTACGACTGCGTACACTACGTCAAATGAAGTGTCTTCGTCGGGCACGAACTACACGGCGGGCGGTCAGACGTTGACGATCTCGCAGGTGCCAACTTCGACTGGCACGACTGCGTGGCTCGACTTTGACGACGTAACGTGGGCTTCGGCTACGCTGACGGCGAACGGCGCTCTGATCTATAACGCGACTCAGAGCAACAAGGCAGTGGCGGTATTGGCGTTCGGTGGTGACAAAACCTCGACCGCTGGTAACTTCACTGTTCAGTTCCCGGCTGCGACCTCGACGACTGCGATCCTTCGTATTGCCTAATCGGGGGTTATCATGGCCCTCGTACTTGCGGATCGCGTCCTAGAGACGACGACCACTGCTGGCAGTGGCACGATTACTTTGGCCGGTGCAGCCACCGGCTATCAGTCGTTTGCTGCTGTCGGTAATGGGAACACCACGTATTACACCATTACTGATGGGACCAACTGGGAAGTTGGTGTCGGTACGTACACGGCTGCGGGAACCACGTTGTCCCGAGATACCGTGCTGGCTTCTAGTAATAGTGGGCAGAAGATCACCTTCCCCGCAGGTACGAAGAACGTCTTCGTAGATTACCCGGCTGCTCGCGCAGTATTTGGTGATGCAACCGGCACCGTAACGATAAGCAGTTTGGCGGCTACTTCGGCTTCCATTTCTAACCTTGCCGCTACGAGTGCCAACATCACGACTCTTTCGGGTACGTCGGCTAATCTGACTACCCTTTCGGGTACGACGGCCACGTATACCTCTGCGTCAATTACCAATCTTTCTGGTAGCAGTGCCCAAATCACTACGATTACGGGTACCAATATTGGTACGAGCGCGACGACGCAGTTGCAGGGTTTAAGCGGAACGATCACGACCCTTTCGGGTACGACTGCTACTTATACGTCGGCCAGTATTACCGGGCTTAGTTCTTCTAGCGCCAACATTACGACGCTAACCGGAACGACGTTCGGTACGACGGCGACGACTCAACTTCGTGGTGCTTCGGCAGACATTACTAATTTGTCAGTCGCTAGCCTTACGGTCAGCAGTCTTTCGCTTTCTAATGCTACGTTTACGTCGGCTACGATCACGACGCTCAAATCCACGAGCGCAACGATTGATAACTTGTCGGGTACCAGCGCCCAGATCACCACTCTGACCGGTACCACGTTTGGTACTACCGCTACGACTCAGTTGCGCGGTGCGAGCGCCGCTATTACGACGCTTACTGGTACGTCAGCAGACATTACTACGATCAGTGGTACGACGATTGGTACGACCGCTTCTTCTACCATTCAAGGTATAAGCGCAAACATCACCAATCTAAATAGCACTAGCGCCCAGATAACTACCTTAACTGGTACTACGTTTGGTACGACCGCTACGACTCAACTTCGTGGTGCAAGTGCTGCTATTACAACCCTAACGGGTACGTCGGCGGATATTACGACGATTAGTGGTACCACGATTGGTACGACGGCTACAACCCAACTAAAGGGTGCAAGTGCGTCAATTACTACGCTGACCACGACTAGCGGTACGGTTACGACGCTTACTTCAACGTCTGCCAATATCACGACGCTTACGGGTACGAGTGCAACGATCACCAATATCCTTGATGGACTTGGTTTGATGCGTAACATTCCGTCTTCGTCATCAAAGTCGGCGGCGTATTCGTTGGCAACGACGGATAACGGTACGTATATCTTGACGACGAGCGGCACAATCACTGTACCCAACAACACGTTCGCTGCGGGTAACGTAGTTTCGATTTATAACAACTCGGCTAACACGATCAGCCTGACGCTCTCCACGACAACGGCGTATGTCGGCGGTACAAACACGAACCGTACGGGCCTTGCGCTTGCGACTCGTGGTTTGGCTACGGTGCTGTTCGTGAACCCGTCCTACTGCATCGTTGTGGGTAATGTGACCTAACCATGCTTGGCTTTACGGCATTTTCAGTTGCGCCTATTTCAGCAATAGACCCGGCTGGATACATTGTCGTATTTGTTAACGGAGTTGAGGCAACTGGACAACTTGGAACTGTAACGGTCTCTGGCGAGGCTAATGTCTCGCTAACCGGTGTTTCGGCTACCGGTGCAGTTGGTACGGTCACGGTTGCAGCAGATGCGAATGTCCCGCTGACCGGCGTCCAAGCAACGGGAGAAGTCGGTAACGTTACTACTGCGGTATCAATTACTGCCGTTGTAACTGGAGTTGAAGCAACTGGTGAAGTTGGAGATGTAGCGGAATCGGGTACTGCCGTTGTTATTGAAGACGGCGTTGAAGGTACGGGTGAAGTTGGTACCGTCAATATCTTCATCACTAGTGCCGCTGACGTTACCGGTGTTCAAGGTACAGGCCAAGTTGGTAATGCGGTTGCGTCAATTAGTTACACGCAAATCGTTACCGGCGTTTCGGCAACGGGTGCAGTTGGTACGGTCACGGTTAATGCAGCGGCAGGGCCGACTGTATCGGGGGTTCAAGCCAACGGTGCAGTAGGCACGGTCTTTGTTAAGACCGACCAAGTATTGGCTGTTTCTGGAGTCCAAGGCACGGGGCAACTTGGTACTGCAACGTCTTCTGTATCTAAGGATGTTTCGGTTACAGGCGTTGAAGCCACGAGTGCAGTTGGTACGGTCACTACTAAGGCCGACTCTAATGTTATAGTTTTGGGTGTTTATGCAACAGGCCGAGTTGGTTCGCAGACACCGGCAGTGAATGTTTGGGGCTTGATTGATACGAATCAGAACGCGAGTTGGACTGAAATCGCGGCATGAGGTTTTAAATGGCTAGCACATATTCAACCAACCTTGCGATTGAACTGATCGGTACTGGCGATCAAGCAGGGTCTTGGGGTAACACCACCAATACGAACCTTGGCACTCTGATTGAGCAAGCCATTTCTGGCTATGTCACGCAGGCTGTCACGACCGGTAACACTACGACGATCACGATCCCGAACGGTGCAACGGGCGTGGCGCGTAACATGTACATTGAGTTGACTGGTACGGGCGGTACAAACACCGTTCTTGCAGTTCCGGCTAACAAAAAACTTTATTTCATCTACAACAATGCTTCGGGCGCGGTGACGGTTAAAGTCACGGGCCAAACCGGTGTATCGGTTGCTGCGGGTGAAAAGGCCATTCTCGTATCAAATGGCACGGACATTGTTCCGGCTACTTCTTACATTACTTCAGCATCGGGTTCTAGCGCGAACATCACGACGCTGACCGGTACCAATCTTACTTACACCAGCGGCACGATTACGACGCTTGCAAGTACGTCTGCAAACATAACGACGCTTTCAAGTAGTTCAGCCAACATTACGCAGTTCCAAGCAACTTCTGCTTACATTACAACGTTGACGGCAGGTAGTTTTACACTTGGCGCGATTGCACTTGATTCAGCAAATATCAATACGCTGACGGGCACAAGTGCAACGATTACAGCGATTCTGGATGGTATCGGTAACGTACGTAATGTGCCGTCCAACTCTAAGACTGCGGCATATACGCTTACTACAACGGACGTTGGTAAAGTAGTTACTACGACTAGCGGTACGATTACGATACCCAATAACACTTTTGTGGCTGGCAATATCGTGTCGGTTTATAACAATTCGACAAATACGATTAGCCTTACGATTTCAACCACTACAGGATATGTGGCAGGTACTGATACCAATCGTACTGGCCTTGCATTATCTGCTCGTGGTCTTTCTACCGTATATTTTATTAACCCTTCTTACTGCATCGTTGCAGGTAATGTGACCTAAGGAATTAGTATGACTAGCCAACAACTTTTTCTTCGTAGTTATGGCGCTGCTGCACCAACTACTATTGGTTTCTATGTATGGGGGTCTGGTGGTGGAGGCGGGGTTTCTCCTGAAGGTAATGCCGCTGGTGGCGGAGGTGGTAGTGGTTATCTAGCAAGTAACGCCAGTATTAGTAAAGGCGCTACATATTCCGTTACTGTGGGTGGTTCAGACAGCACTAATTCGTTTTCAAATTTTGGTAGTGTTGGTTGCGGCGGTTCTGGCGGTAGTTATGGCGTTGGTACTAGTGATGGTACTCCCGGTTATTGCGGCGGTGGCGCATCAGGTGACGCAAGCAACGGCAACCGTCAGGGCGGTATAGGTGATCCCGGTTTTCCCGGTGGGTATACAAATTCGCCGGGGTATGGCGGCGGCGGCGGGGGTGTTGGTAGTGCCGGTTTAGATGGCCCTAGTAGTGGTGGTGGTGGTGGAAATGGGGCTACGGCTGATTTTCCAGCCTTAACTGTTGGTGCTATTTATTATGGTTATGGTGGTAGCGGTGGGTATACAGGATCGCCCGGTGGCGGTAGTTTTGGTAACGGAGGAGGAGCCAACGCTGGTGGCGGATCGGCTGGCGCTGTATTTATTTACTACCCTCAAAATTTTGCAGCCGCAAATGTGGTTAATGGCGCTACGCTAACTACACAATATGGGTATAAAGTTTATTCATTTAACGGTTCTGGCAATATTCAGTGGTGATTGAACATGGCTAGTTTTGCAGAACTTGATACAAATAATGTCGTACTTCGTGTTTTAAAAGTACGTAA